GTGGGGCTCCACCCGAAAGGTGTAATCACCGATTGCATTACAAACCCGAAAAACCAGCTACGCTGGTCATTAGGGAATGTTCTGTTACCTACTACAGTGTTATGAGACGTACACGATATGTCGTGGACAATGGCTATGACTACTATTGGGACTCCTACTCGGAGACCCTCGGTTTTCATCTTCCATTGCCTGGTCTGTTATCTACAAAGCCACCATTCACTTCTATGCTAGAGGTGATAGTGAGCGATGATGACGCAGACCACATTAGGTTCAAGCTATGCTCCCATTATAGAATGGAAGTCGTAGAGCAGCCGTATTCCCCTCGTTTAGAGTTCTGGTACAACCAGGACCCGGCGAGTGGGTATTATACTGACTACTACCAACGCCTTGCCGAGACCCTATGGTCTGGTGCGGCGGTGGGTTGTAACCTACATCCAGCGACGGGATTAGTACGTTTCGGCCCCTGGTGCGCCGCCCCGCAAGGCGGTGGCGTACCTCGTGTGTGGGCACCTGGAACTTATGTTACTGATGGGGTTATCCCCATAAGTGACTGGGAACCGATGCTCGTGGGTCTACAAAGCAAATCCCTAAAGGAAATGCTTCCTGGAATCCACAGAGAGTCTGCGGGTCTTGTGAACGATTTAATCGAACTCAAAGACTGGCGGACGCTCCCGCGCACGCTTGCCCGGCTGAAAACCGCGTTTAGGTCCTTTAAAGACTTGAACAAACGGTATACGCTGAAGCAAGTGGCCAAGGCTACGGGCGATAGTTATCTCCAATGGAGTTTCAACATCGCCCCCGTAATTAGTGACATCCTTGCCGTAGGCAAGGCTATGAAGAATGTGGACCGCCAGCTTAACTGGCTACGCCGCAATCGTAATAGAGTACTTACAACTCATTGGAAGCAAAAGCTTCAAAATGAGTTCCCCACTGTGGGGAGTCAGCGTACGCAACTGTTCCGGGCATTTATGCCTAGCTGGAATAAAATTTCAGCTGATGGAATAGTGGCGACTCGTGAATGTTCGTACGATGTCCGTGAGTTCGTGGGCACCTTGCAATATCGGTTTGATGCCGACTTGCCTGGTGGTTTTGGTGACAAAACGAAGGCCTACGGAGATGCGCTGGGGTTTACTTTAAACCCTGCCATCCTCTGGAATGCCATTCCCTGGACGTTTGTTGTCGACTGGGTTTTCGATGTCTCGAAATTCCTGGACGACTTCAATACGTTCAATATTGAACCACGTACGGAGATACTGCAGTATTGTTATTCCCTTCACATCAAGCGCACAACTAAATGTGCGATTGACGCAGGGGGTAACTTCACGGTCAAGGAAGACGCCTACTTTAGGTCGCCTGCCTTGCCCGATTATGCCAGCTCGATTCAATCGAGTGGACTAAGCTTAAAAGAGTTTAGTCTGGCGACCGCGCTCGGGGTAACCCGAATACGGTAAACCACTGGTATAAGTTGTTGACGTTTGAGTCGATAACGAAAACCTGCATCCCGTCCATGGGAGGGCAATTACGCCCTATTGGACAAAAAGCATGCTAACATGTTACCAACAAACCTAACTACAAATGAAGTGAAGGACTCATCTGGTACTGAGGTAGAATTCCTCAGGATGAGTACCGAAGGCCGCAAGGTGATTTTCCAGAAATCTGGAGAATTGCCCAATGCACCATCTCGGCTCACCGTTTCGCACGGTGAAGTCGGGGATGGTCTTACCAAACGCAGACGGTCCCTTGTCCGCGTTGATCGAACGATCAACGGGGGCTCGGGTACACCGCGGGTTGTTACAGCCTACGTCGTTTGCGATTTCCCTGTAGGGGATCTCGCTTCTGACGCAGAGCTGAAAACGGCCCTGGCGTATTTGCTGTCATTCTGTGCCTCGACAGGCGCAGATACGACGGTCAAGTACGACTGTACTGGTAATGGCGCTTCGGCGTTGATTGCCGGTAGCCTCTAATTCGTTAGAGGTCGTCGGTAGGTCAAGTAGTCGATGTCCGCAAGGATACCCGGCGTGGCGCGCGTCTCTGATGAGACGTGTGTCCACGTTGGGCCTTGTCGGGCATTGGTAACGAAACCTAGTAGAGTAGTCATATGTATAAACATCATGAAAACAAAACGCAATCGCCCTTCAATAGGGCTCGACGGAATAGCCATGTTACTGTATGGGATCACATTCACTGTGATCCCCATATTGTATTTGGCCGGATGCCAGGTGCGTGGGCTAAACTTCGAAGCGGAAGAACTAAAGTTCTTTCGTCCGTCGTCTCTGCCTATCGTACTGCCGGTATCACCGTCGAACGTACAAACTGGAGCTTATTCCGTAATACCGAAAGGGGCCGAAAGGCTCTCTCTCGACGTTACGACAAGTTCCAATTCGTGTTCTACGTTGGGGACGAATGGATTGCTGCCTTTAAAGGCTAGTAATTCCACTCGAACCCAGCCTGGGCTTGGTAGCCCGAGACAGTAGCAATACTGTCTCTATCTGTGTAGTTAGTAAGAATCACAGAGTTGGTAGCGCATGCTCTAAGAAGGATCACCATATGGCATCCTCTGTGAGCTTAGATCTGTATAAACAAATCCTCGCACACCTACTCTGTGACGTTCAAACGTCACTCAGTCAGGTGATTACTCCTACTGCATATCGCTTAACGATCGCAAAGATCAATAAACGGTGTGCAGCTGAAGGTTTTGGTTTTCTCACGAAAACCTTACCACGTCTTGGTAAAGCCTTAGATAAGGCCTTATCAGATAACGCTCCTCTGTCTGCTTCCGATCATCGTCTTGCGACGTTGAAAGGGAGTCAACTGCCGAAATTGTTCGGTGAGTTGTTTCAGAGAGTGTTGTCTTCGGACGGTCGGTGCCTTCAGTCACCATGTGTGATAAGCATCAAAGCGTTGAGACAGCTCTTGTTTGTATACTACAAACTCGAACTGCCTTACGCCCCAGAGTTAGAACAGCAAGTCATCGATCAGTTTTTAGAGACTGAGCGTGACATTGTGTCGTACGATCAAGAGTTCAGCCGCATGGCCGATCTTATTGATAGCAGTAGTTTTGCAGCTGCCTGGCATTTGCTAGGCGACCGCGCTTCTACGATCCGTAGGGCTAGAAAACTCTTAGCAAGGGTTTTCGCGTCCTTTGATGCAAGTGATATAGTGCCGCGGCACGGACCCGGGGCGGTCTCCACTGGAGAACGCCTTTGGGATAAGTACCGTTTTGTGCGCTATAACGCTCGTATCTGCCGACATTACCCATTCGATGCGTTTTATTGCGCTTCACCTGGGCATGTTTGTGATACGTATCCCTCATTCGAGGGGTTAGCAGATGTGGAGTCCTTTGCACGAGTAATACTCGTTCCGAAAGACTCCCGCGGGCCGCGTCTGATATCTTGTGAACCACTTTGTTTTCAGTGGATTCAACAGGGTCTCGGCGCTGCCATCGTTCGACAAGTGGAGTCAAGTCGCGTAACGCGATTTAACGTCCACTTTACCGACCAACGGCCGAACCAGATTGGGGCTCTGCTAGGGTCCCGATCTGGTAAGTACTCTACCTTGGATCTAAAAGATGCAAGTGATAGGGTAACCGTTGGTTTAGTTCGCCTGCTGTTCCCGCAGCACATTGCCAATGTGTTGTTGGACTGCAGAACTCTGGCGACTGTACTGCCAAACGGTAGGATTCAAAAGCTCAGTGAGTTCGCGCCAATGGGAAGTTCTTTATGCTTCCCTGTGTTGGCGTTGACGGTCTGGGCCATCCTAACCGCTAGTAGTACTGATGCGGACGCTCGAGAGAGCGTCCTCGTGTACGGCGACGACGTCATTGTTCGCACGGATAATTCCGGGAACGCAATGAAGCAGCTCGAGTCATTTGGCTTAGCAATAAACCGTGACAAGAGTTGTTACCAAGGCTCATTTCGTGAGTCCTGTGGCATGGATGCTTTCAAAGGCATCGATGTCACACCGATCCGTCTTAAGGATTGTTGGTCGTTAAGTCCTTGCGCTAGCTCATATATGAGTTATTTGAGTTTTTCGAATAACCTATATATGAAGGGTTACTACATTGCCAGTGAATTTATCGCTGGGTTGGTGTGCTCTCTGTATAGAGAAGTACCAACGGCTGACATGAATCTTTCATGTCCGTCTCTTTGTAGTGTCCCTAGAGGCTACAGAATGCCACGTCGGCGCGTCAATCGAAACCTGCAAAGGCTCGAATGGCGTGTCCTTGATGTGCATTCTCCCGTGATAAGACATGAGATGGACGGTTGGCTGATGCTACTTCGGTGGTTTACCGAAGGTGCAAAGGCTGCCATTCATCTCCACGGGACCTCTAAGAGCAGATGCATTGAAGTCGGATCTATGGGTTCATATTTTAGCCCAAACGATCCGTTCTCTGCTAGTCTGTACACGCGGCGGGATACAAGTCACCTTGTGTTTCGCTGGCGAGGTGTATAGTGGCTAAAGCCAC